TAATTATTTCACCTACTTTATGCCTTCTAATATACATAGGAGAGAAAATTGGCTCTACTCCTGTAGATGTGCCGAATACAATAGAAGTAGTTCCTACTGGAGCGATTGTTAGTAACACAGCATTTCTAATTCCATGCTCTTTGATGAGCATACGAATACGGGCAGGAAGCTCTTTAGCAAATGGCTGTTTTAGATACTGTGCGCGATCAAACGAGGGGAAAGGTGTTTTGTCTCTGGCAAGGTACGCGGACGAGATATACGCCTCATTTCTAATAGTAGTGAAGAGCCTTTCAACAAACTCAAGCGACTTCTCACTACCATAACGATAACCAAGCTTGACCAACATATAATGAAGTCCTGTAACGCCCAATCCAATGCGTCTGGACCTATGCCCTACAGATCTACATTCCTCTGTGGGGAAATCATTAATAGTTAAAGTATTATCTAGGAATCTAACTCCCAAACGGATAGTTCTAGCGAGTTTTTTCCAATCTACATCTAAACCATCTTCTAGCACCATATTACTTAGATTGATATGCCCTAAGCAACAATTACCATATGAGGGTAATGGGATTTCTCCGCAAGGATTAGTTTGTTGTATAGTTTCAAAATAATTAACGTTAGTATGCTTTTGCATATAGTCAATATTTAGAATACCTGGGTCACCTGATTCAATAGAGTGTGTCCAAATGTAATTCCAAAGATCTCTAGCTTTATAATTAGCTTTTGCCGCAAAATCGAATACATCATCTGGATTCTCCAAATGATAAGCGTTGGCTCTTCCTATAGCGTCCTCTTCATTAAAAGCAGCAACCTGTACAGCTTTACTAGCACAGGTTACATTATAAATGTAATACTTCTTGTTGTTGAAGAAGAAATACCAATCCTCATCTAGCTCACAAGCTTCAATAAACCTATCTGTAATCATTACAGAGATATTGAAGTTAGTTAGTTGCTTCTTATCCAGTTTTACAGTTAGGAACTCTAGGATGTCTGGGTGAGTTACAGGTAGGGTGGCGATAAGGGCTGTACGTCTATTACCTCCAGCCTTTACATGGTGGCCAATCTCGTTAATCATCTTCATAACAGAGATCGAACCAGGAGCAGCATACTCCATATTTTGTATAGCGTCACCCTTAGGTCTAATGGCCCCAAAATTAAATCCTATGCCGCCTCCAGCACAGGAAATTTTATACATATCTTGGATTGTTTTACCAATGGATTCTACGGAGTCTTCCGGCGTGATGGCATAGCAATTGAGCAGGTTTTGTTGACCAGCGTTCCTACCAGCACCAAAAATAATTCGTCCACCAGGAATAAAATCAGCAGGAGCCAGGATGTCATAGAACTTTTTTCTGTATTTTTCTTTATCATCATCTTTTTCTACGGACGCAATCTCCCTAGCAATTACTTTTGACCTATCCCCCCAATGTCTCTCTCCAGGATATAAATATTTTAGATCGTAAATTTCTTTTCCGTAGCCTTCAATTTGGTAAACACTCATTATCGCTTTAAACTTGTAACTCCTTTTTTCTTCACTACTTGTAGCGTATTTTTATCCTCAAGTAAATTTTTGAGGTATTTATTGTGCGTAATTATAAATAAATCCTTAGTTTTATTCAATTCTTCTAGTAATATATATAGACCTTGCACCCCCTCAAAGTCGAGATTTTCACCTACCTCATCTAGAAAAAGTACGTTAGTATGAGCATTAGTTGAAAAGAGTAGTAACTTTTGTAAGGCCATAGCAACAGCTAAATTTACTTTCTTTTTCTCGCCCCCTGATAGGCCAATAAAGTGTACTTGTCTGCCACCATTAAGGATTGTGTCTTGTAACTTCTCATCAAATGAGAGTCTAATATTTCCATTTGATAGGTAACTTAAATAATGGTTACACGCTTCATTAAAATACTCAAGAATATTACTAATTACATACCTAATTAAACCTTTCTCAGAGAACGCTACTTCCCAAAATTTCATAACCTCTAGAGTTTTATTTAGCTCCTTGTTATGTTTAATTGCTTTGTCTATCTTATCTTTAGCTTCAGCTATTCCTGCTTCTACATTAGACTCATCATTTATAAGATGAATGATAGATAAAATCTCATCGTATTGACTTGGGAAGATTTTAGGTTCTGATTTCTTAATCTTAGTTTTTAAAGGTCCCTTCTTTTTCTTTATAGCTTTTAGCTTCTCCTCTGCTTCCTTTAAATCTCTAAGATATCTATTTATATCCGCCTTATCTACAACTACCTCTGAAATATTATTGCAATAGTGGCAATATTCATCCTTAGAGTATTCACCTTCCGATATAGCATCTTCAAGATCATGAATAAGATTTTTTAAAGGTAACTCCTCTTGGTTAATTAAACTGCTTAGCTCCAACTTCGCACCTAAATGCTTTTGCTCTTGCTCTAAAAGCTCCTTATATGAATATTTTTCTAACTCATCTTGAGAAATGCCTAACTCGCCCAACTCAATAGTCTTATGCTTACTGATTTTGTGAAGCCTATTCTCCAGAATCTCTTTCTCTTTCTCATATTCCTTAATTAATGTATTGTTTACTTTTATCTGATTGTTAGCATCAGATTTAATATCTCTGATCTTATCTCGTTTAGTAAAGACATTATCCAGGTTTAGGAAATGTCTAATAATAGTTCTCTTATCTTCTGGTGAAGCTGATAAGAATTCAACTAAGTTGTGCTGACCAAAGACGGCGGAAGAGAGAAAGAGCTTGTAGTTTACCTCTAGAACTTCCTCGATCTTATCTTGTGTGTCTTTAGCCGATGCTTGTGTTAGGTTATCTTCCCCTACTACTAACTCAAGCTTTGTAGGTTTCTTACCTCTAGTAATAAATGTATCATCATTTATCTGTAGGATTACGTAGCAATCTTTCTTAGTTTGATTGTTAAGTAATGAGGCTTCGGTGGACTTGCGAATAGTCTTCCCAAATAATCCCCAAACTACAGCTTCTAATATAGAGCTTTTACCAGAGCCCACAGATCCCCCATCATCTAGATTATTACCATCAATTAACGTAATACCTTTATAATCAGAAAAATCAATTTCCATATCCTTAATAGACATGAAATTATGTATGATGATTTTATTTAGTCTCATGTAAACGGTTAGTCATTATTTCTATAGCTTGAGGATTAGTATCCACTAAAACACAATTTCTATTATATGTTTTTGCTGACTCCCCTAAAGTTCCGGACCCAGCAAAAAAATCTAACAGCAAATCACCTTCGTTAGAATGAACTTTTACAATTCTATTTAATACACCTAAAGGTTTTTGAGTAGGGTATCCTAATCTTTCCTTCCCATTAGTAGGTACAATAGTATGCCACCAAACATCAGTAGGTGTTTTACCTTTAGCTGCTTTTTCTTTACCTACTAGTCCTGGGGCCATGTAAGGTATTCTATCCATTTCATCAAAATTGAATGTATAATGCTTAGGATTTTTTACATACCAAAATATAGTATCGTGTTTTGAAGACCATTTCTTTTTAGATCTTCCACCATAATCATATGCCCATATAATTTCATTAATAAACGAATCTCTACCAAAAATTTCATCTAACCAAATTTTCACATAATGAGACTCATTTTTATCTACATGAACAAATATAGAACCTGTCTTTTCTAAAATTCTATAAGCTTCTACTAATTTTGGATATAAAAACTCTTTATAGTTCTCAAAAGAATCTTTATATTTGTTTCCATGTATTTGTTGTGTTTTTCCAGTATTAAATGGAGGATCAATATAAATCAAATTATATTTGTTATCCTCTTCATTTTCTAGAAATATTTTAGAATCTTTATGTACAATACTAATCATTTAATCTCTCGTAACCTTCTTTAATATCCTTCTCACTTAATTTAGTAGCATTCTTCTTGATATAATCTTCAATGATTACGTCATTGATTTTGAATAAATGCCTTTGGGGGATATAATTACTTATATCCTCTGCGTATTTTGTTTGTTCAATTACAGGTCTAAATACTACATCAAGATAATTAGCATCATATTCAGCTAGAATCCTATCTTTATACCCTTGAGATATATCCTCTTCTAGCTTGGTGCTGACTATCTTAACTAGAGTATAATAGTCGTTCCCATTTATGATTTCTTGGTATTTAGGCAACTCCCCTTCAGTACACACAATATGTTGTATACCAAAATCCATAGGGTATTCTAAGTACGTATAACCTTCATCATTATACTCAATCACCCCGTAATAATGGTTTCTGTTATGCTCTCCAAAGTTGGTTGAATATGGAGTACCTAAAGTTACTACATTTTTGATTTGAGCATTAACATGAATGTGTCCCAAAATGCTAAAATTTCTAAAATGATCAAGATTGATATTAGAAATATCATCTGAATGAACAGAGTTAAAATCAAAATAACCAAAGTGACCAAAGACAATATCGCCTTCCTTAGCTGATTCCAACCCTTCGATAATTGTTTGAGGATGTTCATAATGCGGTACTATAGTTGTTGGTAGAAAATCCTTGTGAGTAAATCTTTGAGTGTGTTCTACTACATGAATACCTTTTCTAGCATTATGGAATAGTGAAAGGACTGTTACCCCATTATCGCTCTTGGTTTCAGACTCATGGTTTCCTCTGATTATATAAATTCGTTTAGCTTTTATTTGATCTAAGATGTCCCTAAAAGCTAGAAGCTCAGAAGGTGTTGGTCTTCTTTTATCAAATACATCACCTAAGAACACTATTGTAGTATAATCATCTGTAGCAGCTAATCGTACAATAGTGTTTATTTGAGCTTGTAGAAATCCATAATGTTTATCTTTAAGGTGGATATCACCTATAATTAAAGCTTTATTCATTCTCTATTTCTTTTAGTAAATCTTGTAAATCTTCATACATATCTTCTTTGGCTGCATCCAACCCATCATAGTACGCAGCTTCGGAATCAGAAGAATACCAACCACCTTTTTCTTTGGATGGTTTATAATCAAAAGCTAATTCTTTAATCTTTTTTATTATTTGTTTTTTATTCATATTACTTCAAGCCCCATCTCTTTAGCTACACGAAGACACGCTTCATAATGTTTATCACAGGTATGCAAAGACTTCTCACCTTTTTTATCGGTAAACGTCCAAACAATCATAGTCGTAGCACCGTCTTCACATAAAATGCAGTTCATTTCAGCCTCACAGTTTTGCATTTAGGGCAAGAGGTCAAGTAAACTCGAACAGGGCTCTCTTCGTGCAAGCATTTATATACACCCGTATACTGTAAGAATAAATCTACAAACGTAACATCTTCATCAGGGAGCGTCCAAACATCCTCTCCCTCTAACTTACCTTTATAAACTCCTCTCTCATCAAATCCACATGCTGCACATTTCATACTTTAACCTCTCTGTAAATTGGGAAACCACTATGCCTACTCCCGACTCGCTCCCCTGTGTATTCAAAGATTCTAATTTCAATCTCAAGTACTTCATGGTAGTCAACAGGTTTATGCCACTCTGGTCTGGGTGAATACAGAGGTACTTTAATGACCGGAGGAGGGCTGTAAGTATCCCACCAGACCGTCCTCTCAGCACCGCATCTTGTGATTAGTCTAATGTTCATTCAACTCAACTCTTGCTTCATATAAAGCATCAGAAACTTCTCCGTCCCCAGGTCTACAGCCTTCGTAATACGTTTCCAATAACTCTTATTTAGAACTTCTCTATCCTTCCTCATAGCTTCTGGCTCACACTCTTCACACATATTAAACTCATTAAACCGTTCGGAAGCCTTAAAAATAATAATTAATTCTCCACACCCTTTGCAAAAGCCTGGACGACTGCTAATTGTTATCATTCAAAGCCCCCCACGAAACAGGATAAAGTTCTTCCATGATTTTACCAATAGCTCTGGCATACTCTTGAGTCTCTAATTGAGCATGAGGATCGGTACGTTGTTTGTACAAGTGGTGCCAACCTAACAGAGATCCAGTTACATAAACGGTTGTGTACATAGATTGAGGTAGGATCATGCGAGCCATTTCTGGTGCAGCACCCCTGTCTAAAAGAAACTGATAATCTATCAGGGCAAGCTCATAGTTATCGCTCACAACAGTTGGAATATCCTCGCCTTTAAAAATCTCTAAAACCCCACCAGACCCTTGTTTAATACTACCTTCTGGTTTCTTTCGCCAAACAGCAGGTTCATAAAACTCTGGTTCTTCTTTCACATACCTACGAGATACCTCACTCCAGCTAAAGCCTACCTGATGTTTTCCAAGCTGTCTTAGGACGAAGATAGGCATGTGCATACGAAGGCTAATGTGAGGATGTCTGAAAGGAAGAAGATGTTTCTCTCTTGCAAGATAAGCAATAAGCTTTTCATCCTTCTCATCAAACTCATCTTTAACCTTATCGAAGGAACATCTTGCAGCATTAACTACAGTCAGGTCGCTTCCTAAGGATTCAACGTAATGAACGTATCCTTTGTCTAGTACTTTAAACTTCATGCTCTCTCTTTGCGTGATTTACAAGATTACATTCTAACATATTCATATACCTCATTCATATTTAATACTTTTCCTTTGTCATCAAATTTAACAAGCTCACCATCACCGAAGCTATGGCCTACTTCAACATCAACGTCGATCTTAACTCCTAAGTCAACATTTAGTACATTGCGCATATAAGGATTCTCTACCATGTGAACATATAATAGCTCACAAACCTCTTCTATTTCACTCATTTCTGCTATGACTTCAATACTATCGTGTACTGTAGCCTGGATATACGACTCCATACCTCTACTCTCTAAAGCTTCATCTAAGGAGATTAGAGAACAAATAATCATATCAGAGGCAGAGCTTTGTACTGGGGCATTGATAGCTTGTCTAATAGCCCTTTGTTGGACGTATTGTATTCCAGACTTAATGTTAGGTAGGTTTCTACGTCTTCCAAACAAGGATGATACATATTCATTAGCTCTTAAATCAATCTCTTGCTTTTGAATGTACCTAGCAATACCAGGGAATTCTATTAAGTATTTCTCAATAATCTTCGCCGCTTTATTTAGTGGGATACCTTGGTTGTTTGAAAGAGTATGTTCTGATCCACCGAATACGATAAGGAATGATACAGCCTTAGCTACTTGTCTTTCCTCTTTGGTAATCATACTCATATCTTTACCGTATAGTAAGGAAGCTGCATAAGTGTGAAGATCAAGCCCAGCATTAAAGGCTTCCATCATTTTAGTTTCGCCAGCTATCTCAGCAATAATTCTAAGTTCAGCAGATGCGAAGTCAGCAGCTATAAACGCAAACCCAGGAGGAGCTACAATACCTCTTCTAATGTTTACTTCTGATTCTCTTGGTAGAGTATGAAAAGATACTCCTTTATTCTTAACTACCCTTTTGTTAGTCTCCGGATCTAATCTTTTACCTGCACCATACATAGAGCAAGTAAGTCTTCCTGTTCTAGCGGTATCGAGCTTATAAGTACTATAAATCTTCCCATCACCATTGTAATTAAAAGCTTTGCGGATACCGTTGATATAGGTTTGCTTTAGCTTTGTATTAGATTTGTAACGCTGGAATAAAGATAGAAATGTTTGGGCTTTCTTTAAATGAGCTGTATCTAAAGATTGAATGACAAGATCTGCCATATTCTTATCTTTATCTTGCTTAGATTGCCTACCCTTAACAATCATAGGAGGTCTTTTTTCACCTGACTCCCTATAGTGAAGTTCAATTTTAATAAGAGAGTTTATAAGACTTCTTGATTCCTTATTAAGTGAGGGCTCTTTAGTATCAGTATAATTAACTGGATACATACATAAAGAAGTATTTGTATCTTGCTCCCCTGATCCTTCTTTAATAAAGATAATTCTTCTCATCTGTTGGTCAGAGTTGAAGTTAATATCTTCAGGCACAAACTCAAATCCAAGCATTTCTTTTTTGATCTGCTCGATCTTTTGAGTTAAATCCTCTCCAATCTCCTCAATCTTATCCATATCTACGTAGAAGCCTTTTAGCTCCATCTTCGCAAATACAGGAAGTGCTTTTGCCATCAAAGCATCATTTAGATGAGATATCTTCTCTCTCTTTAATTCCTCTTCTAGAAGGTAGAATAGATCAAGGGTGCATTCTGTGTCATAAGCATTACCCTCTGCACATAAAAGAAGAGGGATCTTAGTCCAGTCAAATGTTTCTGGGTTACGTATCGTTAACATATTCTACCAAACCCCTGTTCAAGTTTCCATTGACCTGTTAAATTATAACGTATTATTGACTCTCTTAGAAAATCTTCCCAAACATGACAAATTCTAAGACCTTCGGCACTTTCCCACCTAATATCTCCACTTTTTGTACTAAGTTTAACTTTTCGTTTTGTATTATCGTAACCTTTTAAAATCCAATGAGCATTACTTTTACACCAATAAGGTCTAACAGTAACTTTACCTACTGATACTAAAAAAGGAATAGCTTCTTTAGGAATAATCATAAATCATTCACCTTTTCTGGGAAATATAACTTGACTAAATTCAATAATCCTTTTTGTACCTCTTCATCAACTATATGCATCATAACGGCGGTACATCTAATGTTTTGTGGGTTCCAACCTAATTTGTAGAGGAACTTCACATCAAATTGTGCGTTATGGAATATCTTCTTATTATTCTCGTTTTCCATTACGTTTTTCAGGAATTCTAGAAGAACTTCTCTATCCTCACCTACAATTGGAGAGTCAAAATGGAAGACTGGGAATACCACATTATATTGCTTCGTAGATATTGCAAGGGTATGAATTTTATCTATAGTAAAGTCTAACCCCTCAGTTTCGATATCAATTGCTATAGGCTCATCAGTTGTTAGTAGTTCTTGATAATTATCAAGTAAGCTTATATCATCAACAAACGTATACTCTAGTTTGAACTCTTGAATGTCTACATCTAAGTTCTTATTAATAGCATTTCTAATATCAGCTTGGAAAGTAAACTTAAACTTAGGCTCCATGATAACAGACCTAATATTAAATGCAGGTACTACAGGGATTCCCTCATATTCAAATCCTGTCCCCCTCTTATTCATTATTCCACTCTTTTTAGTAAGTAGCTTGAATGCTAAGTTACCTAATGGGATAATAAGTTTGGGTTTGACTTGATTGATAGTATGGTTGAGGTTGTCTCTACATTTATGAAAGTCCTGTGTCTCTAATTCCTTTTCTTTAAGGGAGGGGCATTTAAATGCTGTATCAATCTCATATGAACCTCTATAGTTCAAACCCTCTAGGACGAGCTTTAAATATTCCTGCTCATCGTAAGCCATAGCTTTAATGGCACCAAATTGATTTACAACATAACTACCAGTTAGAAATAACAGATCAGCCTCTTTTAGATTATCTCTTAGAATCTTATGCTCTGACTTGTTTTGGTTTAATACGGAACAACCTTCACATGATTTATGAAAATCATCAATAAATTTATCGAATAGATCCATTTTTTACACTATCATAAGTTATGGCAAAATATATAGATAACAAAAGATTTGAAGAACTCATTATTGAATATCGCTCTGGAGATGTAACTAATGAGGAAGAGCTTATGAGCATGTTCTATACTCTTATAGGAAAGATTATTGATTCTTTTTCTTATAGTGTCCCAAAAGATGATGCATCCCAAGAATGCATTGTCTTGATACTACAAAAGTTGAAGACATTTAACCCTGATAAGGGAAGTGCCTTCAACTTCTTCACCACTACGATTATTAATAATCTAAAGCGTCTATATACTAAAAATAAAAGATACTCAAAGAAGATTGATAACTACATTGAGCATCTAAAAGAAGATTCACGTTAATTTGTTATAAATATGGGGAAGATAATCTTCTACTAAAGTCTTCCCCTTCAATTCTACCAAAGCTGGTAGTTTACTAACTCTGAAGATAGCTGTACTATGAGGTACATCAAACGTATTAACCACATAAACATCTTTCTTCTTTTTAGAGGCTCTAACCTTATCTAAAAGGTTATCTGACGCCTCATCCCACAAAGAGACAAATAAAAGTCTAGTAGACTCTTTTGTCTTCTTTTGTCTTTTTAGGAGGTTATTAAGTTGAGTACTTGTCTTTACGTTTAAGAGTGCCATTAAATCTTCTCTACATCATCAGTAGTAACTTCTTCTACTGGCTTATGATAATCTTCTGGGTTAAGTGAACCTAATTGTTCTCTAGCTACTTCCTCAATCTGCTCTTTAAGTCTTTCAATACCATGAAAGAAAAGACTTCTAAGATATTCATCCTGGGATATAGTATCGGGCTTAGTTGTAGCCATAAAAGCTTTGAACCCTTCGGACTCTTCAGCACCTAATTTAATTGTTAATTTCATTCTATTTCTACTCCGTTCAGTTATTGTAACATTACAATTTTTAAAAATTTGATCTGACATACACTATAATAGTCCATGGAAGATAATTATAACCTAGAAAATCTAAAAACTAAAAAGAGAATCAACGGAAAACGTAAAGGTAATAAGTTTGAAAATGACTTAGCTAAAATACTTAATAAACGTTTTGACGTTAAAGAGTTTTCAAGAACTCCAGGTAGTGGAGCATACGCTACTACACATAACTTACCTGATTACTTAACTATATATGGAGATTTAATTACTCCTCAGTACTTTAAGTTTGTTATTGAAAGCAAGAGAGGTTACAATAGTTTTAACTTATATGACTTATATGATGATACAAGCATCATTTTTAACTTTTTAGGTCAATGTGAAAAAGATTCTGAAAAAGCAAAAAAGGAGTCTTTAGTTATACTAAAACAAGACAGAAAGAAAATTCTTGCTGCCTTGAAGACTGACCTTTTAGAAGGCCAATTAACTAATATTATTACGTTTGGTGAGTGTGGAGAATATTGCCTAGTATTACTAGATGATCTACTTGGACTCCCAAATACTTTCTTCTTTAATTATTAAATCGAATAAGGTAGTTACTTTATCCTCTAACATATCACCAAAGGACTCGGTTGCTTTGTAATAGTCCATACCTCTTATATATTCTCGGTTAGCCTCTACGTTGAATTTTAGGGATGTAATAGTTTCACCCTCCATATTCTTGTTATTAAACTTATTGGCAGAGTAATATACTGAAACATAATTTAAAGGTCTACCAGTATTAGCTTCCCCAATATGAGGCCCCTTAAAGTTTATTCTGTTGTCTTTAGTGAACTCAATACTATATGGACCGACTTCAACCCCGTTTCTTCTAGCTTCTGCTTTAGACATATATAGTACGTTCTGTCCAGCATTTATAGCTTGTAGGATATTTCCTACTACATCGTATACTAATTCATTTTGAGAAACTAGATAAAGATCATTATTAGGTATATCTGTTACCTGCATTAGGGTAGGGTCAGCACAACCACCATTCATAAGAGCCAACATAGCTAAACTATGTACGGCTTTTTTTTGTTTTATTGGGTCTGTCTGCCTCTTACTAAACACATCATACTTAAGTCTTTGTACGAACAAAGCTCCTGCAATATCTACGATATCCTTTTCTCTTAGCTCTTTGGAGTTATTAGATTTAATTTGCTTTAGGTGGAAGCTTAAACCACTTTCAAAGATATCAGAATCAATAAGGTCGTCTATAAGACCCATAATATATTTCTTCTGATCTGCTTCTAGGTTGGTACCGTCTTTATCCATCATCTTACCTAAACCAACAGAGAACAGTTTTTGTACGTCCATAAGACGAGTACCTAAATCCTCTACAATTCCATTTATAAAGGTTTCATCTAATCCAAACCTCTCCTGATAATCGGCTGAGATTCCTTGTAAAGCTAGAGCGAACTTATCTTCTTGTCCTGTTGCAGCGTCCCTAAAAGCTTTCATCGCTTTTAAGATTCCGTCATATTTATATCCACCTAAGTATACTGTAGTTTCCTTAGGCGAAAACATAGTCTTTAGACTGAAGTTCACGGAATCAAAACTTTCTCCCGTAGTACCAAACACATCGGCGGAAGATTTTAAAGTTTCACCAGATCCCAGGTTTCCAGTCTCTTGTTCCCTTTTAATGTGCTTATCAATCACTTCAGGGGGTACACCTTGATTAGCAAGCACCGATTCGGTGTATCCTTGAGGATAGTACTCAATAACGTCCGTTTTTGAGCCCAGGAAGATGTCCGTACCTACTTCCGACACACACCTTGGCCTACGTGCCGTTATGCCCTTAGAATTTATTTTTACGATACCTATGAGCAGGTTCTTGATCCAATCCCTTGCTTGCTCTGCTGTCCAGTCGATTGCGGCAGCTTTATCGGCTTGTAATAGGAAATCCTTCACATCGTCGTCCGTCATACCATCAATATAACCAAAGGATTTTTTAAGTGTGTCAGTTAGGTAAACATTTTCTAAAGTGTCAATATCAGTAAGAGAATATCTAGCTACGTTATTTAGTCCTACGATTAATTCACCTCCAGCCCTATTCATAATCTCTAATAAGGTATCTCTAACATGTTCCACCATAGTCTCATTAACAAAACTATTAGAAACTAATGCGATTAACCTGGAGAACTTTTCTGATTCTAATCCTAAATGTTTAAAGGTGTACTTTATCTTATCTTCTGATATCTCTTGTATTGATGGGGCTTTCGTTGACCCTTCGTACTTATCTTTAATTTCAGTTTGAACTAACTTTAAAATATCGAACAATATTGGGCTAGCCTCTTGTGATATAGCAGCTCCATTAATACCATCATCACTATGGAATATTACAAATGATGTCTGTGGTGAATCACCTATAACAAGACTAAACTTATCTGATATATCAAATAAAGTATTTTCATCCTCTAAGTATTTAGAAGTTTTAATTGACTCTATTAAACCGTAGTAATTATTAGCATAGAATTCAGCTTCTTCTGTAGGGATCACATAATCCTCTACTAACCTTTTAATCTTACCTTTAGATACAAAACCTTTCAAAGCCCTAAATCTAGTTGAAAGAGCCTCTTCGGTTAAATCACAAACTTGCTTGGATACATACTTCATAGAGTATGCAAACTTCTCATCCCTAGTTCCTACATCATCTTTAGCTGCCCAAGTAAAGTTTTTAAAATTATCGTATTTGTTTTTAAGTCTGTGAAGGAAACTCTCTAAAGGCTCTACTGTTTGACAAATTACGTCTTTAATTCTTGATAAAGATTCAATATCTGGATCAACTGGGGGTTGAAGCATTTCCCCATCAGGTCCAATTTCCCCCTCTTCATCGGACGCACCAGAAACAACATCCTCATCCCCCATCCCCTCTTGATCTTCAGGTGGAAGTAGCTTAGCCACAAATCTACCCCAAGGAGACCTTAGATCTTGAATGGACCCGATAGGCATACCATTATCATCTATTACTTTAATACCGTGAGCCCAACCATGGCCTAAACCCTTAATTACAACACCTTTATTAATAGTAGATTGGGAAGCAGATTTTTTCATCTCCAATCCAGGCATTTGAGGTACAGGTTTCCAATCATCAGTAGCGTTTGTTACTAATGTTTTAGCTGTTCCTTCCGCTGCCTGTAGCTTAGTATACATTTCAGGGTTAGTAACTTCCATATCTTCCAGAAGTACTAACCTTCTCTTTTTAAGCTGGCCGTAGCTATTTAATAAATCGTAATAGTATTGCATGGTATATTATAGAAAAGCCCAGCCCAACTAATCATCGGGCTGGGCTAAAAGTTGCTTTTAGTTAGTTAGGATTATTCGCTATCTTGTACAATGAAATCATAACTAAAGACGCACTCAATCTCATGGAACTCATTTCTGGAATAATCCCAATCCATAGGATTCCAGGTTCTAATGAACGTACCAATATAAGTAGAGGCTGATATAGGACTTCTACAGTTATCTAATTGATAAACCTTAATATACCCTTTAGGAACTACATCACCATCAGAGTAGAAACATCCAGTTGTAGGATCATAAACCTTCTGGAATAATTCATAAAGTTTACTTAGTAGATTACCATCCCTAAGGTTATCAAATGTGATAGTAAGCTCATCAGGAGTTACTTTACCAGGATAAAATACTTTATCGTTTACACGATCAACTTGAATCTTTTCAGATGCCATGCCACCTCCAGCTACTCTTTTTGCACCTAGAATAAAATTAGTATCTCCGTCAACCCCAGGAATGGAAATTTTAACTTCCCATTCATAAGCCCTGGTAGAGTCTACCAGATTAGATACTAAAGGTAACTGACCATCTTTATTGGTATTTCTTTGGTATTGGTCTTTATAAAAATCAGACATAAATTATGCTCCTAAATCAGCAGTTTGAGCTACTAGGTTTACATCGAATACTAATACTTCAGCAGTTTTAGTAGGCTTAATTTCGATTCTACACCATAGTTCATTTCTCTCCTGTCTTGCAGGAGTGTTAGTAGTTTCATTACAAACTACTCTGAATTCATTAATACCTCTCTTAGTTTTAATATCTTGTAGTAGAGGATTAAGAGTATCTTCAATAGTTTCCCATAGTAGAGCGTCATTAGGCTCAAAGATAAACTGTTGAGTTGAAGCTAAGATAAGCTTTCTTAGCTGAATCATAAGTCTGCGGACATTGATTCTATCTAGGGCTGACGCGGTTCTAGTGGAAGTACGTTGACCGAAAATAGTAATTCCTTTTTGCGGGAAGTTTACTATAGGGTTAATTACGTTTCCACCACTATACATACTATCTCTATCACCTTTGTTTAGTTTTACTTCTACATCGGTAGGCTTAGTTAGTCTACCTCTACGGAAACCAGCAGGAGCAAACCAAGGATAGTTAGTAAAGTCTGTGTAAACCATTTGGCGTAATCCGTAAATAACAGGATCATACCATCTATCAGCACCATCAAATGTACTGAAAACTTTTACCCAAGGCCACATAATAGCAGCATAGGTACTGTTTATTGCAGACGTTCTTTCTAGCTTCTGTCCATTACTCCAATCAATAGCGTCCTGGGCTGTACCAATTCCGTAAGGAGGTGATACAACAGCTAGGAAATCTTGAGTAGTTTCGGCCAAAGTAACTAGAGCATTTTGTACATCTTCGTTAGTAATTCCAGGCACAGCAGCTAAAGAAATATTAAGAACGGGATCGTCTAGAGAATGCATACCTTCTTTTGGTTCTGTAGTAGCGTCACCAATTAGAGCTACAGCACGGGCAGCATCAGTCGCAGGAATTCCATTAGTACCGGCAGTTAAAGCATAAGTACCTTGGATAAACTTAGTAAACGGTAAGGTAGCAGCACCAGAAGCTACAGCAATACCTCCACCTTGAAGACCTGAAGCGCCTGTAAAGCCTATAGCACTTAGATCAGCAGTAAAGTCTACAAGAGCGGTAGCATTAATATCAACTAGATCATCAACTAGGTTACCTTTTATAACATATGATACTAAGTTAGTTTCACCAGTATTAAGTACTGACTCTACAAAAGCAGCAGTATCAACAAGAGAAACTTTAAATGATTCTTTTACCGAACCTGCTTCATAAACCTGTAGTAAGTTATGCTCACCACCTAAGGCTTCAATTCTTACAGAGTTACCACTAGTTGACCCGTCTGATTCAGTACCTTCATTATAACCTTCACCAGGGTAAATTGACTCTACTAAATAGGCTACACCATTCGCTACTCCAGAGTTTACTTCCGTACCATAAACTGTTACAGTACTTGTATCAGCAGCAGCAGTACCAGCAATATCTAATTCTTGTAGTACAGCAAGACCAGTAGTGAATGTAGCGTTACTAAAAGCAGATACTTCTACATACGCACCAGAACCAGCATAAGTACCAACAATAGCGCCTTTAGTATTAGTTTCACTAGTATAATGTACACCAATTTTATCAGTATCTAAACCACCACCAATAATCTTTCTAAGGGCTTCAGCTTGGGTTCCAGTAGCACCTACAGTACCAGAAGGAACAGCAAACTCTTTAGCGGCGGGGAATTGAGCTACACCATTATTATCATATACTTGGGCCTTTAACCAAATACCTTCAGTTACGCCAAATCCATTAGCAGAAACATCAAGGGCAGGGCATCCACCAATTTTAATAGCAGCAGAAGCATCTACCGCATCAGTAGTTCCAGTACAGCGAATAAAATAAATTTGGTTGGTTACCTCTAATAGTTCTAAGGCAGCTTCTAAAGCTTGGCCTTCAATATCCTCATTAGGGGCACCAAAAGTAGTTATTAGGTTTTCTGGGCTAGTAATTAAAGTAGCTACGTTTACAGGCCCTTTTGAGGCGAAACCTACAATACCTACAATAGACGAATTTAATGACGGGACATAGTTTGAATTATTAGTTTCAACTACCTCAACGCCAGGAGAAAGGAATTTAGCCATGTTAGCAATTCTTAATAGTTAAATGTCTCCTCTTATGGAGAGTCTTGATTTGTGTAGAAATATATCCTTCCGGAACTATTACGGTTTGTTTCGGCTTCAAGAATTTTATTTCTTTTCCTTTAGGGGTGTTTAGATAAAGCTCAAACCCCTGTATACTATCATTTCTTATAGTTTTCATTTTTCTACTTATATTTACTATAAAGATTTAGTAAATTATCAATATTTTTAGGTGTTTGAATCATAAAGTGAGGTTGGGATATTCGGAGCATCCATTATTTCTCCTGTTTTGTGAGATAATAATCCAATAAAAGGGGCAATAAAAGAAGACCAAACTCGTTCCGTTTCCCAACCGCCAGAGCCAAAATATGCGGCCTCTTGTCCTGCTGTTTGATTAAATAGTTTGATGGCACTTTCAGCATCAGTAGGTCTTTCCCAAGTATCAGTCATAGGAATAGAAATACCTACTACGTTAGAATTTTGTTTTTGTCCACCGTCTTCTAAGAAATATTGTGTCATTAAGATATATAACCACTCTGCAAATTTAATATTATTTGTAAGAAGGAATCCAGTATATAACATACTACCACATCTCATTTCAGCTACAGGAGTATAACCTCCTCCAACATAACCTGATTTAAAATCCCATCCAACAACTTCTGTTGGAGGAGGATCATCAGTTGAATTTAATGTATTACTATGTAATACAAAATTTTGTGAGTATTCGTTTCCTATTTGGTCTGCATAATCCCAAAGATAATAAGGAAGCACTTCAAGAGTTCTTCTAAAACTATCCGCTACTACACTATCTAAACCAAAGAACGCCTGTAATATGCTCAATAACCCATTACTAAATAATGCAACCATGTAAAGTTGTTGTCCATCGAACTCTACAGGAGGTGCTCCAGAAGCATTTACCCCATCATATGTTCCATAAATATGAGATTGGTCTGAAGTTAATGGATTATCCCTGCCGCCTACTGTACCTGTATTAGACGCATATAAATGATACAATAAAGCATATTGATTAGACCAAACCCTATACTCGGTTCTTAAATTAGTTGAAGGGTGCTCAATTCTCATCCCTTCCGCAATTATATTACAATAAATGCCCCAACCTCTTTGGAAGTTAGGATAAATATTAGGAATTCGTCTACCCCATTGAATATCATTATCATTAATATTTTCTAATAATTTATCTAAGTTAAAGTTATTAGATTGATAATCGTTAGGGCCGTTAGCTTGTCCAGTATATAAACTATTTCTTACTTCATATGGGCATAAAATTGAAACTGCGTGGCAGGCTTCTTGTTTAGCAACCCATTTAGCAATACCTAAATTACACGACCAAATAAGAGGTTGTAAAGTTTGGTTAAATCTTGAGGAGTGATCTCCTTCATACGGCCCAAATTGAGATGTTGGATTAGGGTATTTAAAGTTTCTAACTACATTATAAGAAGCGGCTGACACATCAGCATCAACATCATAATATAATGTATTACTCCAAATAGACGGAGTACTCCATAATCTAGTAGGGGCTAAAGCTCTATCTTCTTGAGAGGTTGTAGTTGAATCATAAGAATACCAAGGCCACCAATATTGCGGCTGGTCTAGGCCGAAACCTAATGACCACGGAATGTAAAGGCTATCTCCATTACTATCAGGGTTAGATGCTGCCATAGCTGACGCAGTAACTATATCTCCTGTAACATCTGTAATAGAGCTATCATGTCTTTGAATCTGATAGGTTAATTGTACCTGCGAAGCTCTCCATAACCACCTATTATTTTGCCAGCCATTTCTAAGGTGAACCAGAAAGCCCCCAGCTTTTCTAGACCAAGAATGGCCGTATGGATGATAATAACCAGAAACCATGTTGGAAGTGGTTGTACCTATATTTTCAGTATAACCTCCCCAATTTCTAGTAAAGAAAAATTTATCATCTACATCACCTGTGTCGGCAGCTGTTTTAAGTGCATCAAAAGTTGTAGAACACCTATAATCCATTACATCCCAACCAGAGCCATCGAAAAATGGTCCATGTAAATGTTGATAATCTTCAGTAATTTGAGGTAAATAATCTCTTTGAGCACCAAATCCTGAAAGGTTATAATAAGAGTAATCCCCAGCCCTTACTTCACAATAATCTTTCATTTCTAGAAGTTCTAAGGCTTCGGCGGCACCTCCTACAGTATCGGGACCAATTACATAATGTCTAATAATTCTTTGTCTAGCTGGGAATAGCTGTTCATAATAATCGCCTGAACCATTATCTACAGGTTGAATAATATACCCGGCAGACGTATCCATACTAGGATCGTCAAATTCTGAATATAATCTGTAACCAGAAGGTAGATTGGTTAATTGTATAGATTTAAACCAAACCTCTCCGGAGATTTCAGGATGTGTGTCACCCCCAACCCTAGGATCATTTGTTAAATCATAATTATCATTAGCTATTAGTAACCAGATATCTATTCCCGAGGTGTCACTTCTTCTAGTTACGAAAGATTGAACATTACCACAGGAATATAATTCATTAGTACTAACTAAACTATCATTGTAAATTAACGAGTGGAAACGTGTTTCATCAATTCTTTTTCCATCTCTGATAGTTTCTTGCTCCGTTAAGAAAGGATAGGCCATCATAGGATCAACTACACCAACCACATCCATAGAAAATTCAACACCGCTTAAGGATAATGTAGCAAATTCATCCGATCCAGGTAAAGAAGTGCCACCAGTATTAGTTAAATAAGATGTACCTCCTCCACTAGCGGGACCAACAACTTGTACTACATCTACTTTATCATCAGCTGTATATGATACGGGGAACGTATCACAAGCACTACCATCAATATACAATGTTGGAATATTAGTTATGGTTACAGGAGTAATCGGTACAACAGCTTGTACTAATGGGTTAGAAATAGTATTTGGCTCAAGATATAATAATGGAGAACTACTTACTGGGCCTGTAATTACACTTAACAATTCTTCTCTATTACTAGACCCATTAATATTAGATACTGTAACGTCGAAATCCAAATTATACATACTTGGATTTACCGGGATATTAGCCGACACTATAGTATCAGAGACAATTACAGTAGAAAAAGTAACAGGACTTCCTCCGTAATCTACACTAGAAATTGATAATTTTGATCTATTATCATCACTACTATAATAAGGATCAATATAACCACTTAAATCAGTACCTTCTACTGTAAAATCTATTGATGAAGGAACTAAACCATTATATCCATAAACAGTAGATGTATTTGTGTTAATAAATGGGGCCGGGGATATTTCCCAACCTCCTGCTAAGGATGATGTTTGTACTAAAGATCCACTTACTGTAACTGTAATATCAGCAGTTGTTCCTATATCACTAGCAGCAAATTCAGGGGTTAATATAGTAAGACCACTAAGAGTAGGAGAATCTACTACTGTAGCGTTTTGGCCCTTCATTGTAACAGAAATCTTACTAGCCTCTAAGAATCCTCCCCCAGAAAGTTGTAATTCTATAGAGGATGCCCAAGGACCAAAAGTAGGCGTAACACTACATAATTCTAAAGTCTCTCCTGGATCATATACACTTAGCTCTGGGACGACGATTAAATCTGTTCCAGTAGAGGAACCATTATAATTACTAACAGTAACATCAACAGTCCTACCAGCAATATCTTCCGTAATTAATATTGTACCAGAAACTACTAAATCACTAATTATAGTAGTGTCAAGTTCATAATCATCAATATATATTTTAGTTTTTAATGAATCCCCTACATAGTATGGGTCCAAGTAAGAATCAAATGCAGTACCAGATAACATAATCTCTAAAGAGGAAGATGTAAACACATCACCTACTACAATAGAAGATGTTAACGTACTAACTTGTGGCACAGGAGAGATTTCAAAAAGATCAGTTACTCGTATAGTCTGTTCTGTATCGGGATCTTTTACGGTTAGTGTTTTAAATGTCCCCGCATCAGAAGAGTCAAAAGGAGGCACATTTACTAGATAATTGTACTCATCTAATAAAACAGTAGTACTAGCAGGAACATCGCCTACAATTACTAAGGTATCAACTTGAAAACCTGCACCTTCAATATTAAATGTTCTATTTAAATACCAAGGCCCAAATTCAGGAATCATATAATAAACTTCTAAATCCTCTGGATCAGAAGTTATTCCACTAGTACCTGTACTTCCGGGAAAGGTTCCAGGATCAACAGGATCTTGTGGTCTAGTAAAATCAGTAGGTCTATTGATAGGAGGATCAATAATTTGGTAAGTATCAATATTAAAGTCAGTAATTCTCCCATTAGAAGTAAGTAAGAATTCAGGATACGGGATATAAGCTTCAATCTCAAACCTAAAGGATTTCCTTAAAACTCTATCGCTACCATCACCAAGTACTACTTCAGAGTTATTATTCTCCGTAACTAGGAATACTTTACTAATACCTAGATCGGTATGAATATCAATATGTGGGTTGAACTCTCCCCTTACTTGCTCAGTAATCTGATCCAAGTCAGACATATACTTAGACCACACATTGAAAGAATAAATAATGTTTACAGGTCTTGGGGCTAAAGTAACAACCCTCTCTACTTTATTTAGATTCTCGTTTTTTATAGTTTTGGTAACTAGGATATTTTTTGTTCTTACCCTATTATTATCCCCTTCCGAGTAATCCTGACTTAAAGTTAATGCAGGTAGAACAATATTGTTTTCCTGGTTAAGTTTGGCTATAGCCCTTTCTGGGTTAGCATGAAAACATTGTAATGATACCTCTTCATTTTCGGAATCAATGTATGAAAGGGTCTGGAATCTTAGAATCATAGCCTCTAAGACTTTCCTATATACCTTACTTACATGATTAGCTTTTTTAGAGGCTTCTAAGATATAGTTAATTAGAATAGTCTTACTATCCCTACCTAAATCACCTAAGCTAGAAAGATAAACTTCTCCTGAATTGATATCATTATAGTCTGTCATTACTTCCTCTTCGCCTTCTTCGTAGCCTTCTTTTTAGCTTTCTTTCTTACTACTTTCTTTTTTACTACTTTCTTTTTAGGTGTGCCTTCAGGCTTTGGTTCCTTCGGCGGGTTGGGCACCCCAGTAGCAGGGTTTACTGATTGTCCAGTTTCATTTTTTGATTTTCTATTTAATCGTCTGAGGGCATTAGTTTCGTCTTTAGGCTTAATTAAAGAACTTTTTTCTGTTGGGGTCAAATGTCCTCTAGCACCAGGATTTCTTTGTAGGTCTGTATCTTTACGACTTTCTTCATCGCTTAATCCTTGTGCTGGGCCTTTTCTACCTCCAGTCTTAGTTCTATATCCAGGTCTTCTAGTTTCTTGTTCAACAAGCCTATTTCTTAGTTTGTTTATAGCTTTTAAAATAACTTTATCAAATGCGTCCATCGTAATCTAATAGTGGGTCGGAGGTTTTTTGTAGATTAGTATCCACAATCTTGTCTGAATCTCTAAGTAGTTTGGCATGGGCGATTAAATGATAAATGCCATAAGCCTCGAAGGAGTCTTCTTGAACCTCAAAGATTTCATATTTTTGTTCTTGGAAGAAAGGTTTTAAAATATCACCTACAATCAAAGGTCTTCCAAGGAACCCTTCGATATATGATTTGTTGAAAGTAAAGATTTGTTCGTTAGTAAGCTCAATACCAAACTCATTTAAATGCTCCTCTAAAACAGTAGGAGTATAGTGACCTACTACTATTATAGGCTCTTTTGATATTACTTTCTCTCGATCTTCCATATAAACTTCATCATAGTTTTCACTTTGATAATACTTGTATAAATACATCTTCGATCCAGACAGTCTAATGTTTTCAGCATCAATCTCATTGAACAGCTGAATATCAGCATTATCTATATCGAATAAATTAAGAGAACTTTCCTCTACCTCTTCTGGCAGAGGAACAATCCTATGGTTTACGTGGAAGTTCTTTTTACTCATTTTAGAACGTACTCATGAACGGAAGCTCTTCGAACTCATCTAGTAGCTCTCGTTTTAGGCTATCAATCTCGGCCCTACCCTCTTCCCTAAGCAATTGACCGTCTAGTTTCGCCCCACCACCAGGACCGGGTAGAACGTCATACTTGCTTCGAACAGCTCCTAGAATAAGCTTAGACGTAGCTAAAGCATACCTTTGGATCCAGTTTCGATAGGCTGGGTGGATAGTGTCGGAGTTTAACCCTCTATATATACAAACTACAGGGTCAGGGGTTTGTGAGGGAAACGGAGCTAATTGTAAATATTTATTATCTATTACATCAAAAGTTCCTTCCTGACTTAGAATCTTTCGGATCTGCTCAATATGTGATTGTAACATATAGAACTCACCGACACTAAAATCAGAAAACAAGAAATTATCTTGGAAATACTTAATGAAGAAGTCAAACTCTAGTGTATTAGATTGTGCTTGAATAGTTAATAAACTCTTTTTATAAACTACATACTCTAGATTATCTAGAACATATCTAGGTAGTTCATATAAGTTCTCACCAGCAGAGGCATCAAAAACCATCATTTGCTGGGTCCATAACGGGGCGTGATATGAGAAAGTAGTTACAGCCTCATCCATCGCTGTTTTTAATTGAAAGTCGGTTAGCTCTACTCTTACTGTAGGGTAACCTAACATAGATAATACATACGCTCTAACAGTCTCTTCAAACTTATTAAAGGATATATTGTCTGCTAAAGTAGTCTCACCTAGAGAAGAGGTAATCTGACCATTAAGTTCTGCGTCACCGGCTACTCTACCTTTATATTCCGTAAAGGAATCGCCATAATTACTTAGATTCGGTTTGCTTGGCATTTTTCTTAGGTCTTCCTGGTTTTGGAGAAATCTTGTTTAAATACTTATAATTTAGAACCTCATCAGTCTCCACTATTTGATTAGGGCGAACTTCTACAATTATCCCGTCGATAAATAATAACATTGGGAACTTAGAAGTGCATTTGTATAAATATTTACTCATCTTGTAGAATTTCTATAAAATAAAAAAGGAGGATGGTGGTTATTCCCACCATCCTCCTAGATCACTCTAAGCTATTGGTTTAGCCTAGTTCGTTGTTGGTAGCGTTCTTACCGAACGGATCACTAAGGAACGTAGCGGTAGGACCTACAACTCTAATTACACGGTAGAATCTAGACGCAGGAGTAATTTCCGCCTTACCGTAACGGGTAAGGATACCTTTTCTTGGTTGGAAAGTAGCCGGGTCATGAATCAACGGTAGCTCTTGGAGAGGAATATACGGAGCGTATACGTATCCAGCATCCATCGGCGTTGAGCCTTTATATCCTACAAGGATTTCGTCTAGCGGGTACATCGGATCAATATATAGATCGTACTTACCAGCAAACTTACCTTTGTATTCAATAGAAGTGTTACCCATGTTAGTCGGCTTGTCAGGAGCAGCAATACCACCCTCTAACTTAGCAGCAGACTCTAGCATGGAACCAATTAGCGGTGACGTAAGCAACCAAGTACCAGGACCACGCATAGTAGTACGGTAGATATCTTGTGAAGCTTGGTTAATCAAGGCTAAAAGGTTAGCATAGACATGACCTTGGTGCTGTGGGGCACTAGGCAGAGCTGAACTGGAGAAGTCAATAACATAAATGTTAGTGTCGGTTCCAGCAGGGTTTGTAGTACCAGCATTGGCAAAGTCATATAGGTATTGAGCAGGAACGAATCCAGTACCATCATCACCAAAGTTGTTTGCACTATCTTGGTCTAGGTAATCTCTATTCCAACCACCAACAGTACCACTTATATCATAAGCAATACCACGAAGGTCTTCAATAAGTTCACGGTCAATTTCTAAGCTTAGTTCTTTTGAAAGTAGATCGGTTAGTTCACTTTCTAGGCTTAAGTCATGATAGGCTTTTAGGTCTTGAGCCGCTTCGATGGTCCATAGGGCTCTCATCTTACGGGTCCTTGCTTCTACAGCTTGGTTCTCAATGTGGAAGTTGATTTCCGGAATACCAGTTCCAGACATCGCTTCACCAGCACTAACATTAACACCTAAAATAGATGTACTGTCAGGCCAAGCAGCAATTTGACCGCCCATAGTACCGGACGCTGATCCAGTACCTTCATCAGTTAGTACATCAGAAGTATCAAACGGAGCGTCTGAATCTAACTCAATGTTATCACCAGCAGCATCACCGATAGCACTAGCAGTTAAATTACGATAGGTAAGGTTATACTTACTGTATACGGTTTGTGCATCTGTGCCAGAAACTCTATCATGGCCGATGTAGAAAATCTGGGAGACAGGTCCGTTCATTGGCTGAACACCACAGATTTTGTTTGCAAGAAGTTCGGGATATACTCTTCGAACAATAGGGAAAGCGAATTTTTGGAAGGTGCCTAGCTTACCAACGGTCGTCGCAGCGTCTTCATCTACTCTAGTAGCTTTGAAAGCAGCCGCTTGGTTTTCCATTAGTTGAGCAGTTACCGTCTTAGTCCAATCGTCCTCAATTCCTTCGAGTACTGCGCCCCATTTAGTTAGTAGGGCTTCGTTATTGGCATAGTCCATTTTAATTATATTTTAGTAACTACGAATTGTGAGGCATTAGTCGCATAACCTCAGGTGTTAGAAGCTCATTTAATTCGTGAGGAGCTTCTTCAGGTTCTCTATCAGAATCTTCGGTTAGTACCAAAGCTTGTTCTGAAGAGTGGAATGGTTCAACATCATTTTGAGCTTCTTGTAATGATTCCTCTAAAAGACTTTTTTCTTCGTTAATATCTTCTAGAGTACTTTCAACAACTTTAACTCTTTTGGCTAATGAAGTAGCAGTATCATATAGCTTACTGTTCGTTTCTAGCGCCTTAGCTAATTCTTCACTTAATAGCTCAACTTCTTCCGTTAGTTCTGTATTTGTAGTCATAACAGTACTTACTTTAGAGTCAGCATCTTGTTCAGAAATATCTATGGCAAGAATAGAACGTACTTCTTCAAAAAGTCTAGCATTGTAAAAAGTCTCATTTTCAGCTTCTAGTTCCTTCATGGCTTGCTCTTTAATAGCATCCATCTTCATTCTAAGGAACGCAGATACTTTAGCATTTAATGATGTTACTTCTTTATCTACCTGTTCTTGGATAGTATCCTGAACAAGACCCGCTATTTGATCTAGCGTTTCTTCAGTCAACCCTTCAGGTAGTAGTTCTGCAATTTTTTTCATAGCAATGTGTTCTCATTTTATATGTATAACCCCATAAAGGAATTATAGAAAATTTTTATTTTTTTCTTTTATGTTTTGCTCTTAGTCTATTAAGCAAAGCCTTTTGTCTTTTCTTTCTTTTGCTAGGAGAATCGACAGTCCTTTTACTTTTAAACTGATCTACTTCTCCGTCAAAAGCTTCATAATCAGAGGGAGTAAGAACATGTTGTGTTTCACTTGACCTAAATTTTCTAGAATGTAAGGTAGTGTCTGGTTCACTTGTTGAATCTTTTGGAAAATCTTTTTTAAAACTTTTTCCAGAAGGTTCTGAATACTTAGCTGATGATCTAGACTGCCTTCCTTCATAAACTACTAATTTAGTTTCAAGTAGTTCTTTTAATTGTTCTTTAATACTCATTTGTTTTCCTAAACCTTCTTGAATACATTCAGTAATAGATTTACCTTTATCAATAGACTTATTATAAGCATCTACATCAAAAGATACATCTTCCTCACCGGGAGTTAATTTTTCCTTTAATAGATGAATTAGCAATTGCTCCTCTTTTACCTGGGCAATAGAGGTTTGTACAATAGCAGTAATTTCGGTAGATTCGGTTAGCCCTGGGAAGGCTCCTTTAGTTGAAGGGTCAGCTACGAGATCAAAACAAACTAGTTTATAATCTTCGTTTACTTGTGACTTACCTTCGTCAATAGGAGTTAAGGTTCCTAAACCTCTAGAAGAAATACCTAATGATACTCCTCCTTTGATTAGATCCTGAGCGACCTTACCTGCTGGGGTGTTAAGAAGGACAGCTTCACCAATTACATCATTACCTTTCATTTCAAGGGATGTGATTTTATGTGAAACATTCATTAACTTTACAGCATTATACTCTGGGTGGTCTAGCTCCCCAAGGAATCTGTTCTCATTGATGGATTCTTGAACTTTAGTTACCTCACGCTCAAGAATAGCCTTAGGATAAATTCTTTTATTGTTATTCTCTTCTTCGGCTTTTTGGAAAATACCTTTAATCTTCATCATACCATCAGCTTTAGATTCTGATAGTACTTGAAGGTTTTGGATAACAAACGTATCTGTAATTCTATTAGTCATTAGTATTCTTCTTGTCTTCTTCTTATAGCTCTTCTATGAGCTAATCTATGCCTTACATCATTACCACTTGAAGCAGCTAGTCCTTTCTTAAAATCAAACATTCTATCCCTTTTCCCTCTCTCCTGAGCAATTTGTTGTGGGGTACGAGGCTCATCACCTGTAGGCCCAAGATCTCCATCACCTTTCATTGGAGCTAATTTGCCTTTCTTATTTCTGTAGAAATTATCTAAATTATTTTGTTTAATTTGGGCTACTGCTTTTGCTCTCTCTTGTTTCGCGATTTTAGGATTAAGTCTTCCGAAAGCTGCTCTTCTAGCCGCCCTTTGTCTAGAAATTCTAGCAAGCCTACCTCCTAAAGCAGTTTCAGGGGACTCTTCTCCTCTATCAGCAACAGGAATATCAGGGTGTTTAGGCCCCATATCTCTTTGGGCTATTGCGGCTTTAGCGTTTCTATTTACAGCCCTTATACCTCTAAATACATTAGCTCTAGATACTCCAGACTCCCTCTTAACTCTTCCAGTACCTATTTCTCGTCTACCGGATTCATCACCTTTTTTAGTGTTTACACTATAATCAGCATTAGGAGAAGATGGAGGAGTAGGTAAAATTTCAGATGGAACAACACTATTAGGATCCAATTTCATAATTTTCTTCTCTTGGTCTATAGTATCTCTAAAGTGTTTTCCTCTATCAGCAGCATCTTTATGGTCTTGACTACCAAAATATCTATCACTATTAGCTCTATAGTTAGCTTCAATATCTGGCAAAGCTTTTTGCGCTCTTTTCTCTATATCAGCATCGCTAGGATCGATTCCTAAATCCCTATACATTTTAGCAAAATCAGCACTTTTTCTAAGGTTTTTTAAGTCGGCTTCTCTAGTGGTTTTTCCTGCTTTTGCCTTTGCTAAAGCTCTCTTTTGAGCTACTTTAGCCCTAAGCTCTTTTATTCTTTTAGATTGTTCAGGTGTAGGAGTGTTTGAGGGGGTTTTACCTCTTAATCTATCAAATCTAGCCTTTTCCTCATCACTTAGTTCAGGGTTAGGAATGTAATCACCATAAGAAGGCTTCATAGAGGGATCT